TTAAAGGTTAAAATACGGCGCTATTTATATCGAAATTTTCATAAATGCCCTTTGTGTGGTGTTCAAAGGAGATATATTCGGAAGCCCGTTGTAGCTGATTGGCTGCGACATCCAACGGCGAAATGGATGGTTTCATGGCCAGCGGATGATCCACGACCTACAAGGTGTCCGCCTCCTCTCCACGGAAACCTTGTGTGTCTTTTAGCTATCAAATGGGGGTTATCGAAACGAGGGGTATTGAGGCGATTTTTCAGACGTCCGACCGCAGAACAGATGTTGAGGGGATATGGAGAACCGAATGAGAGAGAACTCCGTTGGAGATATTGTTTTTTTGGTATAGACGCAAAACTTAAATGGCAAATAATTAACTGGAGAGCTGTATATAAGATGAGAAGGGATTTTTATACTACATGTTTCTGATCACACGTACCAACCTAAGCCTGAAAAAACGATGGAAACTAATGTGGTTGCGAAAGCGGTTCCCCTGGCTGTTCTTTGTCCCGAACCGGCCACAGGCAGACATTATCCGTGTGATCGGAGAGCAGTATAACGATAAGCGCATCTTTCTCATGACATCCGGAAACGGGACCGGCAAGACATCGGCCACGATCAATATCATCGCCAATATAGTATTTGACGCCAAAAACATATTCAGGAACGTAAAGGACCCAGACACAGGAAACGAATTCCCGTCTGGGTTCTTTGATTATCCCCTATACCAGCATTTTCCCTCTGGGTGGCCAAAGAACATCTGGTACGTGTCCAACCGGGACTCTCTGTCTGCCATCTGGGATGAATTCAAGGTCTGGATCCCTGAAAGGCTGATGAAGTGGTCCAAGAACGGCAAGACCCATGTGGATGAAGTGGCATTCAAAGGGACTGACTTCCGGCTCTACTTCAAGACTGTCGACCAGGATTCAAAGACCTTTGAAAGCGCCAATATCTCCATGGTCATCTTCGACGAACCTCCTCCCTTGGCTTTGTTCCGTGCAGCTCTATTCCGGCTGCGCAAGGGCGGGATCATCATCATACCGGCTACACCTCTGATTACTGCAGCCTGGTTCGTGGATGAGATCATCGACCGGGTCAAGCTGGACAATGACAAATATCACCAAACTGTGTCCATGTGGGACAACTGCCGGGAAACGTGCGGAAACTGGGACCTGGGACCGGATTATGGCCTGCAGCCGAAGGGCGTCTTATTCCAGAGAGATATCGAGTTCATGATCCGCAACTGTGATCCTGACGAGATGGAGGCCCGGATCCATGGTAAATTCCAGCATCTATCCGGTCTGGTCTATAAGACCTATGATTCGGCCCGGCATTTTGTCAACCTCAAGGTGCAGCATGATCCCAGGCGATTCGTGTACAAGTTCGTCCTGGATCCCCATGATCGGAGACCTCCGGCCTGTGTCTGGATCCGTATCGACCAATGGCAGCGCCATCGAGTGATCCGCGAATGGCCGTCCAGGTCTGATCCGCAGTATCATCATCTTCCTTTCCACAAGATCAAGGATGCAGCGCCCTACGTTCTGGACGATTTTGTTCGGTTCTGGTGTGAGATCGAGGAGGAGCTAAGAATACCCATTGACAGGATCCAGTCAATAATAGATCCCAATTATGGATTAAAGCCAAACCTAAAAACCGGGAAGAAGCTGTTCCAGGAGTATGAGGAAGCATTCAGGAAGTTCGGCAGACCAAGAGGGTTTATTCTGGATGCCGTTGATGATCTGGCCACCGGCCACCAGGCGGTGAAGGATATGTTAAAGCCTAATCAATATGGAGATAGCCAGCTGGCAATATCGAGGGCTTGTAGAAATTGCGATTGGGGTATGAGGACCTACGCCTACGAACCAGAGCCAACAGGAAGAGCAGCAGAGAAGAGAGATTTGTCCCTTAAGGTCCGGGAGATCGGCAAGGACTTTCCGGATCTACTGCGATATGCTGCAGTAGTGGATTATAAGTGGTTCCCAATGCCAGAACGGGAATCCCCGTATGGCGACGACTACGATTACGAAGGGAGGGATTCCCAGGCAATAGGAGAACGAGGAGAAGGAGCTGATTTTGTGTAAGGTTGTATAACGTTCAAACCAATGGAGGCAGAACCATGGCAAGGCCAAGTCTGACCAAAAATATCACCAGGGAGAGGTTAATCTCGATCGGCAAGGAGCTGAGACTTCAACGCCTGAACCTGGGGCTTCCCCAGAAGCTTGTGGCCGAAATCACACACTATTCCCTAAAATCGATATCAAATCTGGAAAATGGAAGAATTGGCAGTTGTTTTACCAAGGCAATTATTCCAGACCTGAGACACTTCTACCACACCTTCGAGCAGATGAAAAGGCAGTATACCAGAGAAAATGCTGCCAAGAAAGAAACGCACGGAGGCTTTGAACTCTCAAAGGGAGATATGAAGCGGATTGCACTCGGCCAAACAATTACGAAGCTTATGGAAGGTTATGCCAAAAAGACCGGTGGGGAAAAACCAAAGTATTTAATTACCACCGCTGAAACGATGGTCACAATCAAGGAGGAGATCTTTCCTGAAAACTTCAGCATGGCAAACCTTGCCAAGAAGCGTCAGTTGATATTGGCTATCCTTCATGGCCACTGGCTCGGCGATGATGAGTATATCGATGTGGCAGGGTGACGCCATGGATCCAAACATCGACTTTCTAAGGCTTTTTCTTCCTGCCCTGGCCGGACGCCGGAGCGAACCAGCCGTCAAGACGTGTCGCTGTGGACGGAAATTTGTACCGAAACGGGCCGGTCATTACCTGTGTGATCTGTGTTTTCAACTGAAAAGAGGTGAAAATGATAATCGAAAAGATCAAGATTGACACCCTGGTTCTGTCTCCCCAGTTTAAGACACCGGACTATCTGAGTGAGAAAAAACCGAAGATCCGGCACATGGTCCGTGGCTTCCTGTTGTACTTTCAAGGAGAGACACAGGTCAGTGTTGGCAGCGGAGCGTACATTGAGGTTGATATCCCAAAACGCCTCTGCAAGAAAGGAAAACGGAGGGAACGGAGGCGCGAACGGTTGCTACAGGAGGGCAGAGACAAAGTGAAGCGGCAGCTACTCATTATATCAAAATATCTGGAGGAAATTAAGGATGGGACGATTCGCGACCTGGTCGTCAAAGACATGGAAGTGGTTCCTGGTGTTTCTTTCAAGTCTCGTCTCAAACCTACGGAAAAAGACATCCATGAAGCCGGATCCATGGGAGGAGACGGGAGAGTACCGGCGGATCAGCCTTCCGACGTGGCCGGACCTGTACGGTTTCAGAAAGGACAGAAAAGCCAAAAAAATGCACGTCCTATACGTGGAGATCGATCCTGACGGCACGATCAGAGCCAGAGACGCACAAAATCCTCATTATTCAGTCATTCCTCCAGGATACGGGATCTGGTACGAGTTGATCGTCGAGGACGAGGGGGAGCAAGATGCTCTGTCCAAAGTGTGACGGCAAGACCAAGGTATATAAAACCCGGCTCTATCAGTTTAAGCACATGGTCCTAAGATACCGGCGCTGCCTGGAATGTGGCCACAGATTCACCACTGAGGAGCGTGTGGACCGAATAAAAGGTACACATTTGGACAAAATGGCGAGAAATTCGTAAAGTTGTCCAAATGTAGCACCGTCCCCTTGCGCTTATACTACATATAGCGTATAATATGGCGTAAATCCGGCCATTTGTGTAGTGAATCGCAAGGGGTTTTTATGCTCCCATCGAGCCAGCGGAAGCGCGACGAGATAGTCAAGAAGTTCACCACCACTGTCCGCAATGAGCTGGACGTATTTCAGTCAGAGTATGAGAAATACCGGCAAGGCTATTTATGGTATGCCGGAGAACAGTATACTCCCTCCCAAAAAGCCTACTACAAACGACTTCGCAGGCCCACCAATGTTTGGAACCTCATTTTCCCCATTTTCAACCGTATACTGGGAGATTATTATCTCAACCAGCTGACTGAGCGCATCTATCCCATTAATGGCGCCAGCCCCGATGGAGCTGCAGCCCTGCAGCAGAAATGGGAGGCCGTGGCCATACACTCCGAATATCGGGATGAATTCGCAAAAACAATCTTCGCTACACTGGTCCGTCGTGGTGTGATCTATCCCCATATCTCAAATTCTCTCAGTTTGGAAGGCGATCTGGCCATTACGAACGTGGACGAGTTCGATATCCTGTTTGATTCCAGGGCCAGGCACGAATTGTTACGCGACGCCCAGTATCAAGCCCGTATGCGGTGGATGACTGTTCCACAGATCCTGTCAATCTGGCCGAATCATCGCACCAAGCTCAAGGGGATCATGAAGGACAAGGATGAATCTCAATTCTGGTCCAGTGTAGACACTGAAATGGCTGACATGATGCGCAGCCCCCATTTCTCAGACGAGTACCATGGCCAATACAAAGTGGTGGAATTCCTCTACCGGGATTATGATCAGTCTGCAGATGTTGCTTACAACGTTACCGCCAATGAGAGCGAAATTCTCATTCTGGAAGGAAAGAAGAGAGAGCTGTTCCTCCGGACGAATCCCGATGTACAGCTGGTCCACACAAACCGGGCGGAGTTGATCCGAATTGCCACATTCGTCCCGGGGTTGAATTTCCTGCTGGAAACCAAGGACCAGGAGATCCAGGACGGGAATTTTGACTACTTCGTGATGTCTGCCTACCAGAACATGAAGCGTGTCATGGACTACTTCGGGTTGATGCAAAATGCCATGGGACCACAGAAGGACTTCAATGATCAACGCAACCGGATGCTGGATATCGTTAATAAGGCTGCCAGCGCCCTGACAGCCATGAAACCTCAGAACATACAGAACGTCCGGCACGTTGAGCGGCACATTTCAGAGCCCGGTTTGGTCGTAAAGGTGAATAAAGACGCCCAGATCGAGGACTCTATCAAGGTCTTTGATCCTCCCAAGAATCCGTATGCCAACCAACAGCTCTCTGAAACGTCCAAGATGCTCCTGGAGCAGATCATTGGCGTGACGGAGAACATGAGAGGCGAAACCCAGACCGCCCAGGAGAATGCTACTCTGTTTGCGCAGCGAGTACAGGAGGCGTCCAAGTCACTGATCCCCACAGAACGGGTATTCCGTAGAGTTGGCAAAGAAGTGTGTAAACGATCCCTAAAGCTGCTGCAGCGATACACTCCCTACGATAAAGCCTGGTATTTCCCGAAGATAGGCTCTCAGGAAACAGAGCAATTGATTGTCAATATGCGTATTGGTGATCAGGTCTTCAATAACATCCTCCATGGTGATTTCCAGGTGGTTCCCATCGCGGATGATGCAAACCCGACCATGAGGGCAGCGAAATTCTTAGAAAACACGGAATTGATCCGTCTGGTGGCTGAGCTGTTCGGTCCTGGTGGTGTGAATGTAGAATTCTGGCTGGAGGATGCGCCATACGAAAAGATTCAACTTCTCATAGATCAAATCAAAGCCGTTCAGGCATCCATGGGCATTGCCTCAGAAGAAGACCGGGCAGCCATGCAGATGCAACAGATCATGCAGGCTGGTCAGGCCATGGCCAATGCTGCAGGAGATCCGGCGACGGTCGGAACGCCGAACGGAAGACAAGGAGGTGGTGCAGCAGGCCAGAAGGCCAATCTCGACAAGAATTAGTATTCCTGCATAATCATAAGCGGACTCTCCTACGTGGACCCGCAAAGATGGAGGCAATAATGTCTGGTGAAAATAACAACCAGCAACAGCCCGGCTCCGAACAAGACGGAACTCCCGGACTGGAAGGGCAGAATGTCAACGATTTGGATAAGGAGACGTTGGACTCCATGGTTATCAATGACGATGGAACTCTCCAAAAGGCTCCTAAAGAGCCAGAGGAATCGGATGCGGACAAAGGTTCGCCCTCTGGTGACGGTACGCCCGAGGCTCCGGAAGGAACTCCCGAAGGCAAACCCGGCGAAGAATCCGATGATAGGCTGAGCAACACCCAACGGGCTTTTCATGCCAGATCACAGGAGCTGGCAACCGTCAGAGCGGAGAATGCCGAGCTTCGAAGACAGATGCGCGAGATGAAAAAGCCGGTGCAGCCGCGGCAATATTCAGAAGCGGAGCTGCAGGAACTGAGAGACGAGGATCCAGACGAATACGTAAAGGCTGTCCGTGCGATGGACCAATACAAGGTCGATCAGGCAAGCTATGATGCAGAAGTTCAGAAGGAGGAGGCTCAGGCTGCACAGCTGGCCTATCAGACCACTTCTCTCAGCTTCCTGCAATTTGTCAATGACGACCTGGGTATTCAAGTGGATCCCGGTATTCCCTGGGACCAGCAGCCGGAGAACGTGAAACAAGTCTTCAATTCTCCTGAATTTGCTAAGGTGCGTCAGGCGATCGAGGCGAATCCTTCCAGGTTTCAGGAACAGGACGGATCCGTAACCTACGACACCTTCTCAACTCTGTATCTGAGATACAACAAGAATAAGGTTCTGTCCGGCAAAATACGCCAAGGCAGACAGGAGGCAATCAGTTCTATCAATAATGCAGCCGGAGCCGGATCCAAGTTAGAAGGCGCTCCTGCAGGTGAAGGCCCGAAGGGTGGTGAATTCAGGCCGACAGCATCCCTCTCTCAGGTAGAAATAAACAGCCTGGGGCCAGAGGCGCTTGCTGAACGGCTCAAACAAGAACTCAACGGGGAGACAGGATAGTCTCTGACTGTACAGCTGGTCCGTCCTGGCAGACCGCCAGCTGAAAGAAAGGCACACAGATATGGGAGCTTCATCCCCCTTCGCCTTTTTCTGTCCTCCCGTTCGAAATCGTAAGGAGGACACTTCATGGCCATTATAGATCGTTCCTTCACCGGGAATGTTCCGAAAATACTGGCTGCACAGATGAAGTGGGAAGTGCTGGAGCATCACTTCTGGGGCAAATTCGCCAAGTTCAATGCGCCCAAGGCCAAAGTGGTGGTCCGCAAAGGCAATATCCCCAAGCCTATTGCCTCTCCCATTGTCATGCAGCACGAACTGGAACGGACGATGGGCGACGAAATGAAAATTCCCATGCTTCGGAACCTTGTCAATCTGCCCACCTATGGGCGCGATCAGATGGAAGGCTTCGAAGAGGAGCAATTTGTCAATCATGCCGTCGTGCCTATCGACATCGTTCGCCATGCCGTCCAGCCCCAAGAGGGCATTATGATGACGCAGACCACCAAGGATTACCAGTTTATTCTCAACTCCAAACCTCAGCTGGTCCGTCACTATGCGCAGGTCGAAGAATTTCTCGGCTGCGGATGGTCCCTATTCTACGGCTTCAGCCGGAATATCCTTGGGTCTGTTCGTTTCTCCGGCCATTCGACGATCAAGGCGATCAGCCATCCCCACATTTTCCTGGCCGGACAGGGGAAAGTCAGCTATGGCGTCTCGGACTACCCCGGAACCGCCAACTACGAGACGAATATCGGCACGGCACTCAATGCCATGAACGATACCAACATCTATGACACCAATTTCCTGTCCGGTCTCAAGTCACACCAGACCATGCAGGAGATTGATCCCATTATCGCCAAGGACGGGAATGAGTTCTGGCTGATGGTTGTGCATCCCTATCAGATCCACACGTTGGAGCAGGATCCCAAGTTCAACGTGCCAGCTGCTACGGTGTATGCACAGCAAATGGCCAAGGACAACCCGATGATCACCGGCTGCAAATACTTCTGGGGAGGATTCGCCATTTTCGTGAGCGATACCGCAGCCTGGCCCGTGTCTGTCAGCGGGACGACCGGCAAGCCGATCTGGGGACCCAGCACCATCACCAATCTCCAGTCTTTCCGGTCTTACAGCACCTACCAGAAGTTCGCAGGTGTGGTTATCGGCAATAACGCCCTGTACAAGGCGACCGGGAACGCCTTTGAGTACAAGCAGCGCACCCGGGACTATGAGGAAATCCTGGGTATTGCCTACCGTGTGGTCGAAGGCTACTCCCGGGCTGATTCCTGGAACGACGACGACGGAACCCGTGGGGCCTATGTCAAGAACTACGGATCCGCCGTATTCGTGACCTGGGCGGAAGAACCGTCCATGTAATCATCTTCTCCTCCATTACTGACCCCGGGGGCGGCTTAAACGCTGCCTCCGGGCCTTGGTAACGAGAAAGATCAAACATGAGGTAAAAAAACAATGATCCGACGAGTTTTCAGCTTTCTCTTGCTGTCTCTGATTCTGCTCTCCGTGCCTGTTTTTGCAGGGGATACCTACGATCAGACCGTCAGCGTTCGGGAGGATCCTTACTCCCTTCTGGCCTATGGAACCATTGACTTCTCCACGGACAGCACTGGGAATTTTTATACCCAGTGTATCTATATCGCTGATTGCCATTCCGTGTACAACGCGATTATCACCGCATACGATAATGCCGGCGGTACGTGTGACGTGGACGTGTACGCGCAGTACAGCTTTGACCGGGAGACTTGGAAGCTGGCCACGATCAACTCTGGGAAGGTTGTGGACAACCTGAACGGCGGGACGCTGCAGAGCGATTCACTAAACGTCGCGGATACCGTTCCTGATCCACTTTACCAGGGTGGGATTTGGGTCCGACTGAAATTCGATGGACAGGCCACCAATATGGATGAGGTCGATGTGTATTGGTTTATGACCTTTACCAAGCCCGAAGTTGGCCGTGTCCTGAGCAAACAGAGCCGGATTAAGAACAAGATCTAAGTCTGGTTCGAACATAGGAGACACATCATATGGCCACCATGAAACTGATGGTTCAGAAAACCCGACTGGAGAAAGGTCCCACAGATTTCTCCAGCCATACCGGCAATGTGGGCTTTTTGGGCTATGAATCCCAGGACAGGACTATTGACTGGTCCATTCTCATTGCTGAGGATGCCGTCAATACTGCCCATTTCCTTGCACACGACGATGGGACCAACGTTATGGGCGGATCCCTCCTGGTGGACAAGAGTACGCCCATGATCTATATGATGACCGTCACGGGTACGACCTGGGCGGAAATCGGAGACATCACATAACCGATTGAACGATTGAACTGGTTTCAGGGGGGGATACCACCCCCCCTCCCCTTTTACTTTTATTTCAAACTGGAGGTTTTAACCATGCCTCGACTGTATTTGAAGAAATGGCTGCCCACAGGCCAGACCTTTGGGCTTCGAGAGGGTCCCAAGCAGTCCGTCCGGCACGTTGCCCGGCTTTATCCTGACCGGGGAACAGAGGTTAATGAACCCGACGCCACAAAGCTCCGGGAGAAGTATCCTGATCATATCGGCGATTTCGATAATGACAAGGATCGGGTCATTACCCGGGCCAGAAGGAAGGAACAGCAGCGCAGGGACGAGGAACGGCGTATGTCCGGTGCGTCCGGCGTTCCTCAGTCCGGTCCTGCAGAACAGCCCATTTTCGGGCGCAAGGCCAGAATCAAACGCAGAGAAGAAGCTGTGTCCGTTCCCGATACCGATATCGTGGAAGAGGAAATCGTTGAGGAAGACCTGAACGCCGAGATCGATGACGGCAACGACAAGGCCAAAAAACCGGCCAGACCACCCCGGACCAGCCCCATGGACGCCATGGTCAACGGGAGTAATGGCAAGGATGATGACGGTCCTCCTCCCCCGGATACGGAGGACGAGGATGGTTCGGAGTTTGACGACACCGGACCTTTTCCAGAATAATTATCCTGTTAGAGAGGTGGCATGGCTACGATGACGAAAGCCGGATTAGAGGCTGAAATTACTGGTTTTCTGCAGATCAACACCGGCGATACGGACAAATATCAGACATTGTCTGCCCTAAACCGCGCACAGCTGCACCTGCTCAATATTCTTCCCACGCGCCTGGTTGCCAACGCCATACGGACGTGGAGATGGAAGCTGGTACAAGACATTGCACAGTATCAATGGCCAGCTGACTATATCCGCTTTGTTTCCCTGGAACTGAATTATTCAGATCCCATCACTGAAACAAATCCTGGCCGACCAGCCCGGGAAGTCAAAGAGTCGGCTGCTCTGTTCGATGACTCCAACGTGGACCTGCTTCCTACGACTGATTATCCAGCCGTAGCCACAGACTTGGAAGGGGGCTATCATATACGCCCTATTCCGACCGCGGACGTGATAGACGGACAGCGATGCAGGTACGTGTATCAACTCCCGGACATATCCAACACGCAGCCTTGTCTGCTCTGGCCTAATTTACGGAACTTGCTGCTTTTCTATGCCACCTCTCTGTCTGCCACCATCGAGGGCAACTCTCTGGGGCTGCAGAAAGAATTTTTCGGCTATTATCAGGAGGAGCTTGAACGCCTGGTTCCTGGTTCCTCCAAGCGAAAGGATCAATAAACCATGGATACCTTTGAGATCCTATCCACGATCAGGAATTACGCTAAACTCAAGAATGAAAGCGATATTCCAACAATGCTTCTCCGTAGGTATGCCAATATGGGGATGCACTATGTCGCACAGGTTCTTTATCCAATCTACCATGAATTATTGGTAACAACCGTCGAGGAAGCCAGTGTGTCGGCAGCTTCTATTGACTTTCCCGGCGAGGCATTACGCTTAATCTCAGTGGAGCGGAAAGATTCAGGGGATGTGTGGCGTCCTGCCGGAAAGATCGAAGTAGAGGACCGGAGCCATATCGATGCGGATCCTAACGCTAAATCTGCCGCGTCCGAACCTTTGTACTGCCTGGAAGGAAGGGAAATTTACATTTATCCTGCGCCCAGCAGTTCAGATGTCAGAATCCGTTATCGTCGTCGTGTGGTGGATCTGACCATGGGAAAGGCCACATACGCCAGCGCGACAACGGCCACGCTTGCTGGTAACTCCTCCCCTGACAATGATGTGTATAACAGCTACGATGTGGCGATATACGAAATCACCGGAGGCAATACGTTTACGCTTCAGGGGATTTATAAGTGCAGTGATTATGTCGGATCCACCAAAGTTATTACCCTGGAAGGATCTGGTATTTTCGACAACACAAAGGAATATCACTATGCCATTATCCCTATTGTCCCCGAGGAATATCATAACTTGATCGTGGATGCAGGGATGATCGAGCTGAAAAAGGCCAGGGCCATTGAAGGAGAGGGGGGAAGTGATCTGAGCGCCCTGGACAATCGTTTGGCTGCTATTTTGAAAACAAACGGATTGGTGGAATGACTGTAAAAGATCTGGCTTTCGATGTGGCTTTTCGCCTGGGAAACGAGATCGATAAGGCCAGGGCGATTAAGCCAGCCATTATCCGGGCCATGAACCGGGTCTATCATGACCTGAACCGGAAAACAAATGCCCTGGTCAAAGAGCTGGAAATGGATTTTTCCACACTGGATCCCCTGGTTCAATACTGGTCCGTGCCGACTGACTACGTCAAGGCATTCCGCATCGAGCCTGTGTATGTGTACAAACACCCAGACGAAATGAACCTGGACGACGAGGAGCTGAACGCTGGTTACCGGACGTTCACCCAGTTCGGAGGGAAATTTTATTTCGCGAACATCGCAGACGATACGGTTATCACTCTCTGGTACTACGCTTCAGGGCTGACCCTGGTGGACAAGGATGGAGACGCTGCAGCATCGGAAGCCAAGTCTCCTGAATGGCCATGGGAGCATATTCATGAGATTCTCCTTTACGGGACGGCCATAGAGTTAAGCAATGAATATCCCATGTACCAGGAGGACCGGCTGAGATTTGAGGAGCTGAAAATCGAGCTATTCAAACTGGGCGCCGGTGATCAGGACATTACTACCCTGTTTGCAGGAGGATCCGGGACTCCCGGACCAAGAGAGGACGACTACGGAGAGTATTAATGCCGCGGGCACAATTTGACATTCTCCCTGGCAGCATGTATTCGGATATCGCTGAACACGCCCTGGGACACAATCGGTTCAAGGAAGTGGTAAATTTTCGCATGGGCAAGGAGGGCGAGTTTGAGTCCGTACGGGGCTATGTGGAGTCTTTCTCAAAGTCTTTCTGTGAGATTCGGACAGCAATCGAGATTTCCAACGACGACGGAGGCCGGTGTATCATCTATCAGGACGGCTACGGAGCCAACTGTGTTAAACGGTTGCTCTATGACGACGGAGACGGAGACGGCTACGAGAACGAAACACCCACGACATTGACCCTCCCTTCCGGCGTGACGATCGGCAACGTGACTCTGAAATTTCACTACTTCAAGGGTGTGCTGCGGATCACTGGCGGTTCGCATCCCATGTGGTACGGGTATTGTGACAAGACGATCAACTCAGACCTGGCGTGTTATCCCCTATATGACGACCTCTCCGGGGGGATTGCAGAATACACCGGATCCAATGCGACTATTTCGCAATATGATCAACAGGCAGATGCTGACGGCCTGGGTGTCGCAGCTGCAGAGGGGCAGTACAGCCTGAAAGTTATCAAGACCACCGGCGCCGGGTATGTCTATCGAACGGCATTCACCATGAAGGCTGGTTATGCTTACACAGTCAAAGCCAGGGTGTTACTTCCATCTGGTCCTGCCTATGATCCGATTCTAAAGTGTGGAGCTGTTGCGGATAGTTCGGCATTTGGCAGTGACACAGTCAATACGGCCGGTGGGTCCTGGGAAGAGCTGGAGGTTTCCTTTACTCCGGCCTCTGCACAATCTCTGGTTATTACTCTCTCCCCAGACTCTGGGTCCGGCACGAACACCGGCTATTTCGACTTAATCATCATCGAGGAGGACGGAGAAAGGATATTTTCGTCCGAATGGTATCTGTTTAAGGCCGAAGTCACTGACTGGCCCTCATATTCGGTGACTACGGAACTGTTCGAATGTGAGGAAGGAGCAGGAGGCGGAGATCGGTCCAGCTATTATTATGCAATATTTTTCATATTCGATAACGGACAATACTCTCTCCCCATCCCTCTTGATACCATGGACCAGATCGGCGATGTAGACGATTATACGGGTCTGGCCAGGCGCTTCCAGGTTGAATTGGAAGATTCCAACTGGTTCGACGGGAATGAAGGGGTCCGGGTTACAGGCGTAGGGCTTCTGGTGTATCAGTCTGCATCTGGGAATAATCCAGCGGATCCAGAAATCCCATGGATTGTGGCCGATGTGATCGATGTCATGGAGGATGTGGATCCTAAAAAGCTGCTTTCAGCATACACGGTCGTAGCTGCTTATAATGCAGGAACAGCAACAAACGATAATTATCACGAAGATAACGCAAATATTTACTGGAAACAGTGTATTGGCAACACCTTTGACGATACAATTCAGTCACAAGTGGACGACCTGGGTCGCGAGATGATAATCCGGGCCAGGGCTGCAGCTGGTCGTCGAGTGGATGTAATTGGAAGTGATGGAGTTGTTTCTACCCGGGTACACCAACAGGAAACCTATTACGGCAAGGTGGATCCAGTAGGAAATCCGAACGACATAAGTAACGAGTATTACTTTGAAGATGATTTATCTTCGGCCATTAATGCTCCGTCAGACTGGGTATGGTTGAAGTTTTACATGGAGCCGGTCGAGGCCTATGATTCAGGAACCCGTTATCTGGTCTTTACTCTCTGCGTCAATCTGCTGGATCTTCCTTCCACGACATTTGAATCATATACAGGGATTCCGACCGGGACCCTGGACACGAACCCAGACTATACCCATTATTGTATTGCAGAGGGCCGGGCCTGGTGTAATTCTGCAGAGAACAATGAGGCAGACGCAGCGAGATACAGCCTCCCCAGTCAATATGACGTGTTTCCCAATGGGAATATTGCTCAGACCCAGTTCGGAGGAGCTGATAGCGTCCGGGTTGTGTGTGAAAGAGACAATAAGATCATGTTCCTGAAACGGCACTCTATCACTCAGATGCAGTATTCAGGCACAAATTTCTATACAGACGTAGCTCTCACCCAGGCTGGCCTTTATACCGATAATGGCTGGATCGTTATTGAGGGCGTCCTGTATTTCATGGACAAGGATGAGGTTTACACTTTCTCCGGAGGCGCAGCTCAGCCTATGCTTGGATCCCATCGCATGAGACAATACTACCAGGCTCATGTTGATACAGATTCGTTCTTCGCATGGAACCGCATCGACCGGGAATTATGGCTGGTCCTGTCTAACACGATCATGGCCTTTCAAGTGGATTACAAACACTGGTATATACGGTCCACTGGACTTACGCCGATACAGGCATTTAACCTGTACGACGGACATCTGATTCTTTTGGCCCAAGAATCCGGTCCTATGGGAATGGTTATATCCACGCTATTCCGGTTCAACCATGACCAGACGACGTTCGACGAAACCGTGCAGGCGTCATTCATCACAGAGTTGATTATGTCTGACCCGGAACGGTATAACAAACTGGAATCATTAGAGTTGATGGCAAAAGGCAACTGTGATGTGACTATCTCGGCCAAGGATCCTGTGTTATGGGCAGCCGACGTAGCGGACAAGACCACGTCTACCATGACCCTGAACTCTGCAGCCGTGGACCTGAAAATCGATCGGCCTCTATATCTGTTCCGCAATCTCTTATTGATCCTGGAAACGGATTCAGCAGACGATCTTTCGATACAGGTCCGTAGGTTGACTCCCACAATCAATGTCTTTGGAGTGAACGCATGAGCGAGTCACAAGCAGAACGGGCATTTCGGTTCGAGCAGGACAGCGATATATCCGCTTCTAACCTGGAGCGCCAATTTTCTGCTTTTCAGCAATCGATTCGATCGCTACAAGAACAGATAAATGCCCTTGAAAACAGAATTCAAACCCTGGAAAGTGCATAGGAGTGCTTAAATGAAGCTCTCAGCTGACGGAAATGGAGGATCTACCATTCATCTGCCCAAGTTCAAGCCCGGATCCGTAAAAATTACCTTGGGGCTGGGTACGCTTCTCTGGATCGTGGCTATTGTATTCAGCATTGCCTCTGCATTCGGTAAGGCCAGGAAGATATACAGGGAATGGGACGGTGTAGTAAGTAAGGTGGAAGCAAACTGCACAGAGATGGTTCAAACCCGGAAATGTATGCGGGCGCTTTTGAAGCAGATGAAGGCCATGTCTGAAAAATTGGGAGTGGAGGTATTGTATGATGAATCAGACTTCTTCGAGGAATGACCAGCTGGCAGCTCTGGCAGTCGGCTATATTTCCCGTTTTATCGGCCTCCCCTATCATTGGGGAGGAAACGATCCTATGGAAGGATTTGACTGTTCCAATCTGGCGTGTGAAATGCTCCGGGCTGTGGGAAAACTGGGGCCTTATGCCTATCTGACTGCGAACCAGCTGTTCAAGAAGTTTGGGAAGCCTCATCTGGTTCTTACAGAGCCCAAACAAGGCGCACTGGTCTTTTATGGCAGAGAAGGAAGGGCTACACACGTAGGAATCTGTTATCACATGGATTTAATGATCGAAGCAGGAGACGGGCGCCGTTCAGTTGACACGGAGTCTGAGGCCAGTAAATATAATGCGTTTATGAAGATCCGTCCTGTTGATCGAAGGGATGATCTTCTGGGCATATATGATCCATTTAAAGCACAAAAGTTACAGGAGGCAGAGTCATGAAACTGGGATTTTTGAAGCGGATCCCCAAGTTCTTGGGAGGTATCGCAGTGGCGGTTGCAGGGTGCGCCGTTGGACAAGTTCCCTTCCTGCAGCCGGTCAGCGCCTTTATGGTAAAGACCGGACTGGGACTGTCAGCTGCCGGATTGGTGGCAAAAGGAATCCGCGCAGCGAAGGCGCCAAAGGGCACGAAGATGGTCGCAGTAGTAACTGAACACGAACGGGAGCTGATAAAGGCTCTCCGTAAAGAAGAACGTCTAAAACGCCGGGAAGAAAGAAGGGAACGGCGCAAAGAAAAGAAGAACAACTAAGGCACACAGACAGATTGGAGGCAAAAATGGACTTTTCCGTATTTTTACCGATGGTCATTGGAAGCATTAAAGAGCTGGCTTCCGCAGCCCTGGACTCCATTGTCAAGGGTGAAGAACTGAATGAAACCCAGATCAAGGCCATTCAGTCAGGCTATATCGAGGCCAAGATCTGGCTCGAAAAACTGGTCCACAGTTCGTCAACGCCGTACGACGACATGGCTCTGAATCTCTTTATCAAACAGTGTGAGGATGCCGCAGAGGAAGGCGGATTCGCCCTGCCCGAATTACCCGGCTAACGCCGGACCCTGCACGCTGCCTCCAGTACCCCGGGTGACGGGCTTCGCAGGGGTCCGTCACCCACTTTAAAAGGAGAATTTTATGGGACCGCTTGCAATGATGGCCATAGGTACAGGCGTAAGCGCTCTGAACAAGGTCCTGGGCTTTGGCGGTGGAAAAATGTATGATCCCAGGAAGCACAAAGACGAACTGGTTATGAGTCCGGGAGACATGGCGCAGCTCCGCGGACAGGGACAGCGCCGGATCCAGGAGAGCATGGCAGCTCCAATGGCCTCCTTCCGTTCATGGGCTGCAGCGAATAAAATGCCAGCTGGCATGGTAACGTCCGGCCTTCATGGATTTGCCAGTAAAGCAGGACGGGCCACAGCAGACCTGGACGTGAGTCTGGAAAAGGAACGTCATAACCAGCTGCTAAATTATCACAATATGCTCATGGGCTCACAGAATGCCCAGGCACAGTTCCAGCATGGCCAGTTTGATTTTACCCCGGAAATAGGATCTCTGACCAGGGCTATGATGCTGTATCAGTCCGGGATGCTGACACCGGAACAGGGGCAACAGGCCGAACTACCGAAATAAGGATTCCTATCCATGGCACAGAGAGACTGGCAGAATTCAGCCTTGACCATGATGGCCCAGGCGTCTGACATGATTGCAGGTGACATCCTTCGTCGAAAAGAGGAAATGCGTCAAAAGCAGTGGAGAGACGAGGCATGGCAAAGGGAGGATGAGAGATACCAGAATACCGTGGAACGCCAGGATCGACGGGACATGACCAATCGAAAGCTCAGTGTTCTGGAGGCCATGGGCAACACCCCTGATATTACTCCCGAATCCCGAACAAACATTATGGGTCGAATGATGGACCTGATTGCTGATCCGAACGTGGAAATCAATCCACAAAATGTTGAGAGGGAGATGTATCCCGTTCCTCCGGAGTGGGACAAGGCCATGGGAGGTTTTTTCTCCAGATCCGGAAAATCCCACCTTCCTGCCAGTCAGTATATGCGTTTTAAGACGCTGTATGACCAAGAGAGAGACCGGCAATGGGAGAAGGAATACAAAGGCAAAGAGCTGGAAACCCGGGAAAAAGTGGCGAGGATCAATAGCCAAAACAGAGGCCGGAGTACTTCAAAAACAGACGAACCGAGACTGAAACAACGTGGAGAGATTTTAGCCAGGTATCGCCAGGGAGCTGCAGCCATAGCCAACCAGGGCGGGTTCCCCACTTATGACGAATTCGGAGAGATTTCCAGCCTGGAACCTTATAAGGAAGAATTGCTCCAAGAGTATTTAAAGGCCGTGGACCACTTGGAAAAACAGATTGCATCCGGCCAGTGGACGGAGGAGGACGAGAAGCTGTTCCGGGATCTGAGTAATTTTATGCTGTACCACGAAGAAAATCAAGGCCGTGTTCCAATGTCTGTGCCCATGAATTCCACCATGGCCGACTATGGAGGGTCTAAGGGCCGAAAAGGAAAAAACAAACTGCAGCTTGACGCTGTCACCGGAGCTGCACCAAAAACAAAGCCTTCTTCATTGGGCAGAATGGCAGGCAAAAAATCAAAGTCCAAACAAAAAGAGGAGGATCCGTTCGGGATCCTGGACCTGCTGGAGACTAAGTGAAGCCTTTAACCCAGTTCAAAAACGCGCATCCAGAGTATTCTAAATATCCAGATGCCAAGATCTTGCAGGCAATCAGGACTAAGTATCCGTCCTATGCGCAATATGACGATGAGCAGCTCTCTGAGGCTCTGGAAACCCGTTTTTCTCCGCAGGCGAGGCCGGAAGGCGGTCCACTCAATATGATGGCCAGGAAGATGGGCAGGGGCATTGCGGATGTGGCCAAGACCGTAGGAGAAGCCGGAACCAGTCTCGGCAGGGGCGCAGGCAGAATGTTCGCCTCCCTCCCCTCTGTGGCCGGTGGGATCCTGCAGGAAATGGGAGAACGTGCGGAGCTGGATCCGGACACGGCCGTTCCATCTGCAGTTTCGAAAGTCGTACCGTTCATTGGAGAGAGCTACGTTCTGGCCAGAAAGGGCATTGCCTCCCTTGCGAAACGGTCCTCCTTGGATGAATCCATGGTTCAGATGGGAACTCAAGTGGCCCAGAAGAACCTGGAAAAGGTCTCCTCTATGTTCCCCAGGGGTGACAGACGATATCAGCGATTTTTTGAGGATATTGGATCTGGAGGCGCGTCTTTGGCCATGGCCGTGGGTATTTCTGCAGCCACAAAAAGCCCCATGGCTGCAGCTGCCCTGTTCGGTGTGATGCAGAAATCACGGATGTACCAGGAGGCCCGGGCAACAGGCATGGATCCTGAGAAGGCCGGAGACATATCTTCTGGTTCTGGCTTTGCCGAAGGCGCTCTGGAAAAGGTCGGCCTGGATATCTTCTTAAAATCATACGGAAGCGTACTGCGGAGTACTCTGATCAAGACGGCAGAGGAGGCTATTCAGGAAATGCTGCAGTCTGCAGCTGACTCAGGAATTGCCAACTTTGCCGGGATTCGATCGGAATCTGCGTGGGAAATCATCAAAAACGTACTCTACGAAGGGCTGATCGGCGCGATCGTCGGTGGTGGCACGTCCGTCGCGATCGACAAGGGTGTCTCAGACCTGCGTCAGCATGGAGTTCCGGAAGAAATAACCCGACAGATTCTGGAGAATTCACAAAAGAAGATCAATGCGGATATTCAGGACGTCCTGGGCGATGCGTACCAGCGTGAAGAATGGGAGGAAATCGAGCCGTCAGAGGAGGATTGGGATACTCTTAGGGATGTTCTTTATGAAATGTCTCCTGCAGAGAGACAGGAATATGTAGACTGGTGGGAAGAAGCTATGACCATCCAGGAGCAGAATCCCATCAATGAACTCCAACAGCTTCACAATAGATGGCGCGGAGATCCAAAGGCTAAAGATAGGCTTTATAGTATTCTTGCAGACCTGGAAAAGAAAGGGACAAGAGAGCAGCGCAAGATTAACGAGATGATTCCCAGTGCCAGACAGCAGATGTATAGACATCATCGAAATGTAGGCAGGGGAGAGTTTTTTAAGGGAGCAGAGGCATTAGGCGAAATCTTATATGGTGAACAAGAATACACCTCTGTAATGCAGCGATTGGCCGGAGCATTCCAGCAGACAGGCCAGAAAAAAGAAGAAACAGCCATGCAGGACTGGCTGTCTTCATTATCTGAGGCCAAACAGCATGCCCAGGAGACAGAAAAACAGAAGCAGCGTCCCGAGCAGCCGAAACAGGAAGAAAGTCCACAGATCCCGGAAGTGAAAGCCGAGGCGCCGGTAGAGACGAATTATAAGCATCGTTTTACGTTCGACCCCCAGGCTTTACCTCAGACTCCCTATGCGTGGCTGGATGATTTTGATCCTAAGATAGTTGATAATGCGGTTTATATATCCAAGTTTAATGCCGGAACGAAAGACCAAGTCGTTAAGGTTATCCACCAAGAAGGCGACAAAGAAACAGTTGTTGGGGAAGCAAAAACGTCCAATGAAGCAATGAAACTCGCAGTAGAGTATTGGGACAATATAGATTGGGGTTCCCAGGGGAAAATAAACAACATTGTCAAGAATGTTGAGAAGGGAGAAAGCCAAGAGCCAGAAGAAGGGTTCAAACCTTCCGACTTGACAAAGGATCGTGGATCTGTGATCCCGAAGAAGGGAGAGGGTGAAGCTCTGATAGACAAATACAATAACCCTCAAGGCATCCTTGCTGACGAAGTTTATAAACTGATGAAGGCCGGAGGCGTCATTAAAGACAATCCAGCTCTCAACAGAATGGCCGAGAGAGCATTCGGAGGAAAGAGAGCTGACGGCATCTTCCAGAGCCAGGATATGTATAATGCCCTGGAAGAAGGGGTAAATAAGTATGTCCGGGAGCTGATAACCGAACATGAACCCAGTGTTGAAGAAGTGGACAATACTTTCTACCGGATTCGGAAGAAAATAAGCCCAGAGAAAAGAAAAGAACTTCTTGACAAACTGATAGATCTACAAAAACGCATTCCAACTCAAACACACCGGACAGCCGAAAAGGATGATTTTCAACAGTTTAGCACTCCCCCGGCCATGGCCTATGCAGCCGGTCTTATGCTGGACGTACAAAAAGACGATATTATCCTGGAACCTTCAGCTGGTACTGGGAATCTGGCCGTAACCGTTCAGCCGTTTGCCGATGTCATAACCAACGAGATTGACGAATCACGTACAGCCGTTCTGGACAGACTAAACTTGAAACCGCTTTACCAAAAGAACGCAGGATTCGACGCAGAAATTCTTGACGATGTCCTTCCGGATGATGTTCGGCCAACGGCCATTATTATGAATCCTCCCTTCTCCTCTACTGGTGGTCGTCTCAGCAAGAGCAAAAACAGCGCCAAGTATGGATTCCGCCATATAGACCAAGCATTGCGCCGACTGGCTCCCGGGGGCCGTTTGGTGGCCATTCTGGGTGAATCCGCATGGCCAGACAGACAGATCGCACAAGATTGGTATAACAACCTGGGGAAAGAGTACACCGTCCAGGCGATGATAAAAAATCCCAAAGAGGCGTATCGTAAATATGGCACGAATTTTGGTACAATTTATCTGGTAATCGACAAAGTTCAGCGTTCAAGATTCTCAGAGGCAATATCTGACGAAACCTATGTCGCTGAACACCAGAGTCTGGAGGAAGTCCTTGAAAGTATCGAAAACATCCCAACAAGAGCCGCCATCTCCGCTGCAGCCCAGCCTGCAACAGCAGCCACAGAAGAAAGTGACACTGACAAGGCTGGAACAGAACCTGTGGCATCTCCTAAAGAGCGCGTATCAGGCGGTCGCGGAGGAGGATCCGGCACAGCTGGAAGCGGAGGCGGAGGAACTTCAACTACCTCCCCTGGACGTGGTGGACAGGTGGATCGAGAACCTGGAGAACGATCCGTCCCTGAAGCGCCAAGTCCTGCAGTTGGCACAGAACGTGGATCAGAGTCCGCTGAACGATCCGAATCTGTTGAAGAACCAGAAGCAGAACCAGCTGCGCCTGGCCCAGAACCTACTGGCAGCCCTGGCGGGCCTGGAGTAAATGTACAGTTTGAGACGGATTACGAGCGCAGGCAGAAGCGACAAGAGGAATCCGCTGGTAAATTCGTCGATTATGTTCCTTCCAAGTTAAAAGGCGGTAAAGCCCACCCTGGCAAGATCGTGGAATCTTCTTCCATGGCTGCCATTGAAACCCCGGACATCAAATACAAACCCGACCTGAAAGGGATGAAAAATCCCATTATTTCTGCCCTGCAGTTAGAAGCCGTGTCTCTGGCTGGCCAATGTCACGATATTATGCTTCCAAGCGGGCACCGTATGGGCTTTTCCCTGGGTGATGGGACCGGTGTAGGTAAAGGGATTCAGATTGCAGCCACAATCCTTGATAACTGGAATCATGGTCGTCGTCGTGCCGTATGGCTGTCATACAGTAAGGACCTGGCCGATGACGCAGCGAGAGACTTTGGAGAAAAGGAAGGTTTGGGAATTGACCATATCATTCCCCTGGGCGTCCTGAATGATAAAAAAGTCGCGCCTTCCAAGGGCCCGGTACAAATGGGTGACGGTTGTATTTTCTGTACTTACGCCACTCTCATCAAGAAGAATCGATTGGATCAGCTGGTGGAATGGCTCGGGCCGGATGGTGTTATTGTTTTCGACGAAGGCCACAAGGCCAAGAATGCGTTCACTGGCAAGGGATTGAAGAAGCCTACCCAGACCGGTCTTACGGTGGTTGATCTGCAGGAGAACCTGCTCCCCAAGGCCCGTGTCCTCTATGCTTCTGCTACTGGCGCCACAGAGTTGGCCAATATGGGCTATATGGTTCGCCTGGGACTCTGGGGAGAAGGCACTCAGTTCGATTCATTTGAGGACTTTATCAGTGAAGTGAACACCGGAGGTATGGGCGCCATGGAAATGGTGGCCCGGGATCTTAAGGCCCAAGGCAAATATCTGGCCCGGTCATTGAGCTACGAAGGTGTTAAATATACTGAAGTTAAAGGTAAAATGACCCCCAAACAGAGAGAGGTTTGGAATAGTTCAGCAGAGATTTGGAGAACCATTGTAAATAATATTGGTGCAGCTATCGAGGCCACAAATGCAGGGAAAAAGCAGCGATCCTTGGCCATACGAATGTTATGGGGAAACCACCAGCGATTTGCCCGGCAGATGATTATGGCATTTAAGGTTCCAACTATCATTAAACAGACAGAAGCCCAGCTAAAGAAGGAGAATTCTGTTATTATTGGTTTGTTCGGGACTGGTGAAGCAGCCCTGAAAAGAGCCGTACAGGAGCGCCTGGAGCAGGGGGAAGATCTTGAAGCCCTGGACCTGACTCCCAGACAGATGATCGGCAATTATTTGGAAAACTGTTTTCCTGTAAACCTGTTCCAAGAGGAACAAGACTCAAATGGCAACGTGGTCCACAAACCAGTGATAGGGCCAGACGGGAAGCCCGTACAGAGTAAGTTGGCTTTACAGCTGAGACAAAGACTTATGGATTCATTGTCAGACCTCAATCTTCCAGACAACCCCATGGATCAGATTATCAAGTATTTTGACGACAAAGCCGACAAGACAGGGGATGAAACTTGGCGTGTGGCTGAGCTTACAGGTAGGAAGAAGGTCCTTCGGGTAAACAAAAACACAGGAAAGAAGGAATGGGTACGGCGTGGACCTGCCGGTAGCCAGAGTGCATCGAAATGGGAGGAGGAAAACTTTCAGAGTGGGAAGAAACGAATTGCCATCGTTTCTGCAGCTGCCAGCCAGGGTATTTCTCTCCATGCCAGCAGGAGGGCGAAAAACCAGCAGAAGCGTGTGTTTATCACCATGGAACTGTCCTGGTCCGCAGATCAGCAGATGCAACAGTTTGGCCGTGGTCACCGAAGCAATCAAGCTCAACCCCCGGAATATATAATTCTGACTATGGACCTGGGCGGAGAATCCCGGTTTAGTTCTACAATCGCCAAGCGCCTGGGATCTCTGGGCGCACTGACCCGAGGCCAGCGTGGATCCGCAGGTAGCGGTGACGTTCTGGATAAATATGATTACAGTTCCGATTATGGTTCTCTGGCCGTGGCTGCCCTATACACAAGCCTGTTGAACGGCCAGGAGGTTCCCGGTATTGATAATCCGATCCAGACCCTTCTCAATATGAATGTTGTTTACATGGATGAATATGGATCATACAAAATAAATGAAGGAGATAAAACAAATATAAATAAGTTTTTAAACCGAATACTTGTTTTGGATGCAGACGAGCAAAATGCGCTTCATGAACATTATCATGAGATTTTTTCTGCCCTGGTGGAGGATGCCAAAGAGAAGGGCGTGTTTGATGATGGCGTAGAGGATCTGGTTTCGAAGCAAATTCGGCTGATCAACCGCACGGAGATCCGTAAAGACAAAGCCGTGGGCGCCACAACCGAACACATAGAAATGGAGCGGGACGTTCAGACCACTCCATTGAAGTGGGAAGATGCAGAAAAGATGCTGCAGGCCGGTTTCGATGTACACAAAAATACACACTCTGGCCATTATGTCATCACCAAGGAGGCAGCCACAAAGACGGATCCGGAGACGGGCCGGATCCAGCGCCGGTTCTATGAATATCGATACACGGGGGCCCGCGAGATCACAAGCCATGCAGACCTGCAGGCTAAGTTCAAACCCGTTAAGAAGGAAAACAAGGATTTTAAGGCCTGGTGGGAGAAACACGTCAAAGAGTATCCAGCCATTCGAACAGAGGAGGTTCATTTGATTGCAGGCATGATCCTCCCCTTGTGGAACCGGATGAAGAGTAATGTACACGGTGCGCCTCTAAAGATCGTCCGGGCCACGACCGTAGATGGGCAGCGATTTGTTGGTGTTCGGATCCCAAACAAGGCCGTAGACGCGGTTCTCTCAGCTATTGGAGTAAACCGGAAGTTGGAGACGCCGGAACAGGTCTATAATGCGGTTATGAATTCCAGGAAGCCGGTGGAGCTGGAAAATGGTATTCAGCTGATGCGGAGATACTGGCAGGGTGGCGACATCATCGAGCTAATCGGGACAAAAACTCCTATGCGCGATACCCTCCGCAAACTGGGCATTCTATATGAACGAGTGCAGTTCAAGGATATGTTCTATATCCCCGGAGTGGAAGAAAAGGCTCTGGACATCATTAAAAAACTCACTGATCGGTGGGCGGTTGCGAACCAGTCCTCTCCCTCCTTTGGTTCTACATCGATGCTACGGATCCCCGCATCCGACCTGGGACAGGGACAGCCGAGACCGAAAGGGGCTTCAGATCTGCGGCATAGTGACATGGAAACAAAAAAGCCGCGGCAGGATATGTATCGATCTTCGGAGCTGATCGACTATCACCAGGACAGAACTGGTGCTAAGGGAATGAGCAGCAATGACCTGGCTGGTGGATTTCGCGCCCTCTTTCCTGAAATCACCTTTAGGGCTAAGATGCAGGACCGGTGGAGGCGGGACAAAATGGGTGAAATCAACAGCGACCGCAACATGATAAAAGGGCGGAATTTTGCCAGTCCTGTCGCTGACTTTCACGAAACAGCTCACTGGTTCCAAAATCAAATATTCGGAGATTACAGAGATAATGAACTCCGGTGGCTGGAAAAGGGAGCCACCCCGGACATGATGAACGAACTGCGGGACCTGGATTACGACCAGAACAAGCGCCGGACAGGAGAAGGATTTGCGGAGTTCGTCAGGCTCTGGATTTCGGATTCAGGAGCCGAGGCCTTTGCTCCCATGTTTACAAGGTATTTCGAAACGTCTGTTCTCCCTGAATACGACAAGAGTGGACGATTCTGGAAGGCCAAGCAGATGGTTGGCAGTTTCGTGGCTCAAGACGCGGTTGAGTTCACCAAGTCCCAATTGGGTTTCCACCGGCCGAGAACGAATGCTGCCAGGACCAAAGAGAAAGTAAGGCAGTTCAAGCAGGCGCCTTCAGAGGTACGGAAAAAGAAGGTCGGTTCAGCATGGTCCAAGTTTAAGTCGAAATTCTCTGATTCTGCAGCGGAGATTCAATACCTGTTGAAATCCACCCTGGGAGACAGATATCATTCTCTCCCGGCCAGGCTGAATCCTATAACCGTATTCAGAGCCTATAACATGAAGGCTGGCGCTATGGCCGAACAGATGCTGAACCATGGTGTGTATGACATTCGCACCGGCATGGGCATGGATCTGTCCAAAGGAGCGGTTCAGACGCTGCGGGAATGCGACCAGGAGGGGTATCAAATTCAGGACCTGATCACCTATCTGTATGCCAGACATGCGATCGACTGGATCCACCACCCCGAGCTGGACGAGAATGTGGATATTGTCAACGGTGACACGGACCTTGGCTTTCTCGACGAGCAAGAAAGAATTAAGATTTTCAAGGAGGCGAGGCGTAAGGTTCAAATGCTCAAACCGAAGAATCCGGGTATTTCGCTGGCTCAGGCCAAGGCCGTGGTGGAACGGTTAGGGAATTCTCATTTTGAACGTTGGGGAGACGAGATCAACAACTATTTCGACCAGCTCATGCAGCTGGTGTACCATGAAGGTGGAGTCTCTAATGCCACTCTGAAATATTTCCGCTGGCGTCATCCCCACTACGTACCTTTCCTCCGGGAAATCGCCCACGATGTAGTTTGGGAGAGCCGACACGGAAAGAAAGGCATGGCCAATCAGAATAAACCGTATATGAGAGCGAAAGGATCCGATTATCCATGGCAGTATTACATGGATGCATGGATCAAACACACGGAACGGGTTGTTCTTTGGGCTACCAAGGCCAGGGTCATGAATGCGTTCGCCTCTTTTGCTCACCTACAGGGCATGGCTCCGCTGATCCGTGAAACAGATCCACCTCCCGAGGTGACCAAACATAGCGTGAAAGAGATCGTGGGCCTCCTTACAAAGATGGGTGCAGACATTTCTAATAAGAATCAGATGCTTGAGATCGAGGGCGATACCCTGGTTGAGTTCTGGCATAATGGCGTCCACGTCAAGAAAGGTCGTCCCATCGTGTCTGTCTGGAGGAATGGGAAACGAGCATTCTACGAGCTGCACCCGGATCTGTTCAACTTCATTCAATCTATTGAAGCTGCTCCCCTGGTCGGAATTGCCAAGGTAATGGCTCCGTTCTGTAGGGGGATCCGCCTGGGCGCCACTGGTCTGAACCCGAATTTCATCCTTCTTCGAAATGTAATCCGGGATGCCATAGAAGCAACGGTCATGAGTGAATCCGGGAAAGCACATCCGTTCCGTAGTATTCAAGGACTTCTGGCTGAGATCTATAAGGACAAAGACATTCTACCTGTAGCCCTAAAAAAACTGGGAGTGGATCCCGAGTATGCAGATCTGTATATGAAGGCCGGAGGCGTCGTGTCCACCATGGCCGGTTTTGACCGGACAAAGCTGGAAAAAATGGCAAGGCTGGCAGAATCCAATATTAAAGGTAAAACCATCCAGTTCGGGCTGCAGCATCCCATTGAAGGGTTGCGCCTGTTATTCTCTGCCTTTGAGAACACCAACAGAATCCCGGAATTCAAGGCTGTCTATGAAAAGGTCATGAATCAGACCGGAGATCCCGAGGAGGCGTTTATCCGGGCAGCGAGGGCCAGTCAGGATATTACGACAGACTTTGCCCGGGCCGGATACTGGGGAAGGCAGCTGAACCAGATCATTCCCTTCTATAATGCGAATGTGCAGGGGTTCAGCAAGTTTATTCGTGGCTTCTTCGGAAAGGAAATAACAGGATATCATGGCAAGTACCAGGCGGAATCCTCCAGGAAGAACGCCGGAAAGCGTATGGCCAAGGCCCTGGGGTGGATTACCGGACTATCCCTTCTCTCTTATTTTCTCCGAGATGACGAGGAATGGGAGAAGCTAAACGACTGGGAAAGAGCCAATTATTTCCATTTCTGGGTCAATGGCGACCATCTAAAGGTCGTGACACCGTTCCTCTTGGGCGCTGTTTTCCATGGAGGTCTACATGCTGCTCTGCTCGAGGGGATCGGAGACCGGCAGGCAGACGAGGAATATCTGCGGTTTCTCTGGGATCAACACTTTTCTGAGCTGCTTCCCCTCCCCACCAGCTGGCCGTTTGTTTCGACTATCATGGAGATCAAGGCAAATCGATCCTGGAGTGGTCGCCCCATCGAACCGAAGTATGCCCGACAAACCCAGGAAGCCTGGACCATCGCGAATGAATGGACCACTGAACTATCAAAGTCAATCATGGCGTTTAAACCACTGAGAAGTACGGGCATCTCTCCTGCTCAATTTGAATACTTTGTGAACCAGACCACCGGAGGTTTCTACCGGAGGACAATTGGGGCTGCAGATCGACTGATTATCAAAAATCTTATGGGAAAGAACGTCAAGGATCGTCCTGCAGGACTCTGGGACATCCCCATTATTGGAGATCTGTTCGCCCGGCCTTCGACCATGAACAACCGGCTGACGGCCCGGTTTTTCTCTGCCTATTCAGACGCCATGAAACGGCAGCATTCAGAGAACAGGCATCCCTACCATAATCTGCTTGAGAATACCTATAAGAAGATTGTAGCGGTCCGCAGAAGATCGAACTACCCGGACGAGAGGAAGGACAAAAAGGTTATGGAGCTGATAGAAAAAGCAGTTGATCACATGGAAAGTAAGAAGCCCGACGTGCCGGCCAGGCGGAGCAGTACGGAGAAGCGCCGGGAATCGTATGTCTTTTAAGTAAGACACACAGACAATTCACAGGAGGAAGGAATGCGAAACCACATCAAAACCCTGTTCGTTATGGCGGTCTTTATGCTGGCCACCATGGCCGGTGCGTTGGGGCAGTCAAACATCAAACAGGACCGAGATGCCTACGAAAAGGGCTGGCCAAAGGACGACTGGTATCATTTTTTATATGGGCATACGGCCTACTCAGACAGCACATGGTTTCTGGATATTAATGCTGGTGACACGTTGGCAACGTGCGTGTATCGGCTCTGGCCCTATCAGTTCTTTGAAGGACAGGCATTGGACACGGCAGCCACGGACAGCATTAAATTGTATGCAAAATTTTACGCTGGACACTCCACCGACACTTCGACTTTTGACTATATCGGAAATCTGAGCTGGAGAAAGGACGGCACGACAGCGACCAATATCACCGCTGACGGGTACTACTGGTCCATGGCCAACGACTTTACCTATCCCGGGTACAGGTACTATTACATGGAAATAATCGCACTGACTGGCCACCGGATCCAGACCGGAGACAATAAGTTCAGGCTCCGGGGAATCGGTCACGTCATTTTTTAATGGAGGGCATTATGAAAAAACTGCTATTTTCTCTGATTTTCCTCCTGGTGGTGTCGGGGCTGTTCGCGCAGCAGGATATAAGGCCGTTCGGCCTCAGAATGCCCAATTTTCCCCTTGTGGCCGACTCTTCCAGTGGTCCCTGGACCCACAGAGCAGGCTTTACTATGCGCTATTCAGGAGGGTGCTATGTGGGCACTGGCACGTCCTGGGATCAGTTTTTTATGGTCGGGGATCCCCTCCTTATTACGTCTTTGGATGTGGACACCCTAACGTCCCACATGGCCACGTTCGAAGGGTCTGGAAACAATACGGCCTGGATAGCCATTGTGGACACCACCGTCAATCTTAATCGGTCCACACTCAATGAACTCGTTGATACCGCCTGTGTCATGATTGATAACGACGAAATATATATGACCGATGACGGTGGTAAAATCATAAAGCTTGACATGACTCTTGGGTACATCAGCCTGTCAGCCAACGGGCTGGACGTCGCAGGGACCCTGGAGGTGAATAGCTTTACAGAGATTGTTGGTGATGATGGGTTCATTTTTTTTGATCCAAGCACTGCGTCGGAAAGCCATTGGTACGCAGGGCCGAACCATGACGCCGGAGGGGATAATAACGACAATTATGAGTGGAGACAGAACGTCACGCCTGGCTCTGACGTCAGGGCCTATATTACTCCCACTGGCAATTTGAGACCCATTAAACTGACCGCGGACACACTGACAGACGGAACAGGGACCGCCATTGGAGGGGTGTTGGCCAACTGGGTTCAGATTTCTGGTACGGCCTATGGGAGTGACGGGTCGATCAGTGACGCAGAACTTTTAACCGTGGACGACCTGGACGATTCCCTGGCGGTCCACCTGGGGCGGCTGGATAACATCGATGACTCCCTTCAGGTCCACCTTGGGCGGTTGGACAATGTTGATGACTCCCTGAATGTCCATCTGGGGCGACTGGATAATATCGACGATTCCCTGAATGTCCATCTGGGGCGGCTGGACAATGTCGATGACTCCCTGAATGTCCACCTGGGGCGGCTGGACAATGTCGATGACTCCCTGAATGTCCATCTGGGGCGACTGGACAATGTCGATGACTCCCTGAATGTTCATCTGGGGCGACTGGACAAGCCTACCGCAGACACCATGATCGTCAATAATGCCCTGCTCCCTGACGCTGACGATGGGGCAGACCTGGGATCGAACACGCTGAGATTTGATAAGGCATTTATCAAATATCGGGTTATCTATGACGCCAGAGTTGCTTCATACCTGGCAGACCATGAGGCTTGCGGTGATGTAGTGATTGATACCTTGGGGGAATCAGTGGTTTACGGTGATTTCCTGTTCAACGATGGAGATGGGGAATACTACCAGGCAGACGCCACGGATTCAACCGAAGCGCCGGTGATCGGCATGGCCCTGGAATCCAAGAATGCCAACGAGGTGGGAATGATCCTGGTATACGGCTGGATCAGGGACGACAGCTGGTCCTGGACCGTGGGAAACGAGTATCCCATATATTTGAGTGAGACCACCGGAGAGCTGACTCAAGCAGCGCCGTCTGGATCTGAGACCATTACTCATTGGGTCGGATATGCAGTCAAGCCGAATATGATCTACTTCACTCCCAAGAGCTTCATAAAGGAGGAATAGCGCCATGAGGCGACTACAAATACTCGTCTTTGCCTGGCTTCTGATTGTTTTCACCGGGATAGCCTTGATCGCAGCTGATGGCGATGTTTCTACTGTGGTGGACACAGAGGAAGTACATACCGATCCTAACGGGGAGTTTGCCGTTACAATGTGGGATACGGTCTGTATCATCTATATCAGGGACGATTCCGATGATCTGGATGTAGTAAGTTCCGGGATCGATGGGACAGACCTGTCCGGCGATATTGCCGGAGAGGAGATCCGAGCTACTACCGTTGAGCAGATATATGATGCCTTCACGATCCAGGGCGGTGATTATTCGGTTGTCTGCTATGATACTGATGCCCTTTCT